CCCGGCGTGGCCTCGCTGGCCGGGCTGACAGCGGCCGGCGCGCGCGCGGAAGCGGCGACGATCGGGCTGGGCAAGGGCAGCAAGACGGCCGCTGCAGCAGCGACCGCGATGGCGGCCGAAGCGCAAGTCGCATCGCGCGCGGCAGTCGGCATGGCGGGAGGGGCTAACACGGCCTCGTTGGCGATCCAGTCACTCGGCAAGCACACCGTCGGGAATTCTCTCCAAATCCGTGAAAGCCTTGTCCTGATGCGTGAAGCATCGGTCGGCAATTTCACGCGCATGGCCGGATCAGCTTCATTGCTCGGCGGTTCGCTGGCGACGACGGGAACCAGCGTCGGGCAACTCGCCACGCGGCTGCTGACGATGGTCGGTATCCTCAAGGTGACGCAGGACGCCACACTGGCTGAAGCGGCGACACAAGCAGCGGCTTCGGCGGCGTCGGTTATGGCATATGCCCAGCGCGCGGCCGGGGCGATTGCGGCGGCCGATACCGAGCTGGCGATGGCGGAAGCGGCGGTGCGCGTGGCTGTGACCTCCGAAGCGGAAGCCGCGGCGCAGCTTCAGCTCGCGGCGGCTCACGAGGCTGTGGCGGCGGCGGCTGGGCAGGCTGTGATCGCGGAGGATGCACTGGCGGTTGCGCAGGGGCGGGCGGCTGAAACCGCTGCGGCTTCATCGGCGGCCACCGTCACATCGCTTGGGCGCGTCGGCATGGTCCTGATCCCGCTCGCGACCGCGGCTGGCGTCGCATACGGCGCGCTCCAGCTGCTTGATAGCCAGTTCAAATCTTCGGGCGAGCAGAAGCAATTCCTCGATTCTCTCGACCTTACCGACAAACAGATGAAGAAGCTCAAGGACACGTCGATCACGCTTGGCGACGCGTTTCATGGCATGTGGCAATTCATCTCTGATCACACCGGCGCGGACACCGCCGTCGGCGCGTTCCGGGCATTCGCGGTCAACCAGTTCAAGCTATTACTCAACGCTGGCGTGCTCGTGTTCGGCGAACTTTATGGGGATATTGTCGGCACTTACAAAGCGGTGACGATGATCTGGGCGGGGTTCCCGGCTGCGCTCGGGGACGCCTTCTATTCGGCGGTCAACCTCGGAATCGGCGCGATCAATAAGCTGATCCAAGCGAGCGTAGACGGTCTTAACGGCTTCACCCACGGCGCCAACTCGCTTCTCGGCGCTTTCGGGTTGAAGATCGGTGATGTTGTCGCGCCGCAAATCGCCACCGTGTCGAACGCCTACAAGGGCGCAGCGTCGAAACTGGTTGGCGATGTTTCGGGCATCATCGCGAGCGAGACGGCAAAGGGCGTGGCGATTGGCCGAGCCGCCGCCAAGGAACTCAGCGACGATATTGTGGGCGCCTACAAGAAGCGGATCACGGCCGAAGCGCAGAAGGC